TCGGCGGTCACCACGTCGGTGTCGGCCTCGGCCGTGAACGGGATCGGGTCCGCCGTCGCCCCGAGCTGTCCGTAGCCGTAGAACGTGCCGCCCGTAGACAATGACCACAGGCCGAACCAGCCGACCGTAGTCGAGCCCGGAATGTCGAACACNGGCGCGTTGGAGTTGTCCAGGTTCCCCGAGGCCGCCGGGTTCCAGGTNATCGCCTTGCGGGCATATGCCGGTGAACCACCGGTCACCTCGTTGGATCCCGCACCTCCCGGATCCGCCGTGTGCAAGCTGGAGAAGCCCGCCACCGTGGCGAGCTCATCCAGCATCAGGTTCTTGCCGTCTGTTGACAGGCCCATGACTTACCTCCTTCTGGGGTATCTCCCCTTGTCGTCCAACTAGTTGCCGAGAGCCGGCTCGGGCACTACGCGGGGCCGACCGGTCGGCAAGCCCACCAGCCCAGCGACCGGCCCCCGGCTCCCGAGTACCTCCGCCACGGCCGCCGCAGCACGCTGGGAGGAACGTCCGTCGAGCTCGCCGTAAACGGCTCTACAGATCCGCCGCCGGCGTTCTGCTACTTCGTTGGGGTCCGAGAGCGCTGGACCGACGGCTTCCCCAAGCTGGTTCGGCGACTGCACTCGGACCCCAACGTCTGCGTGCTCCCAGAACCGAAGGCCATGCTCCACGTTCCTCCGGTACCAGGGAGCGTCCAGCACCACTACCGGCCTATCCAGCGCGGCGAACTCGTACAGCACGCTTGAGTTGTCGCATACGAGCAGGTCGGCTCGGTCAAGCACTTCGGCAAAGCTCGGGACGTACTCGATCCCCGCCTGGCGGTAGACCTTGCGAAGCGTAGGGGCCGCGCGAGGGTGTCCGTGACCTATCACGTGGAACGACTGCGCCAGCTCCGGCAGTGCCTTGCGGTAGTGCTCGAGCGCGCTTCGTCCCTCGGGAGCTACGTGAGCGTTCCAGTGAAACGCCAGCGCGATGATGCCGGTTCCGGGAGAAGGCTTTCCTATCCACGGGTCGAGCTTCGGGGGACCGACCGCCACCGAGAGGATGCCGGGATAGGTCACTCGGTTCCGCCGTGCCACTTCCTCCCCCGGACAGAGGAACAGGATGCTCCGGTCCCGCCTGGGTCCCCCCGAGTAGGCAGGGTGTCTCCCGTTGTAGCTCTGTCCCGCTCCGTGCTCCACGAAGACGACCGGCCTTCGGGGGGAAAGGGCGTAGTCCTTGTAGGACGCGACCATGATCGGCCCGCGCCCATCCGGCCTTCTGTCGTAGAGCGTCCCTCGGTACTCCGGGGGGAGCGCTTCCCAGACCGGTAGCAGGTGGTCGAGGTACTGAGGCTCGACACCGAAAGCGTCAAGCCTGTCGGGCATCTATCCGAGCCTTGGCCGCCGGGTCCCAACCCTGATCCCACCAGTGGACGGCGTAGCTTTCAGGGGGATACGGCCCGCCGAGTTCAACTCTTTGGCTCCAGTGAACCGGATAGAAAGCCACTCGCGGTAGCAGCCGCACATCTCGCCTGTCTGCCCACTGCGCCGTTAAGAAGTGCGGTCCCGTCTGCTGATTTGGGGGAGCCCCAGCTCGAAGCCTCGCCCACTTCGGCAGGGCTTCCAGAAGGTCGGTCACCGCAGGATGTCCGGCCGGGGAGCCCATCACGGTCGGACAGAGTAGGTATTTGTCCTCCCAAGCCGCGAACGGTCGCTCGTCTTCTAGCAGCTCATCGAATGGTCGCAGCGGTTCCACGTCGGTGTCGAGGTAGATCCCCCCGTACTCGTGCAGCACTTCGTAGCGGAGCACGTCTGACTTGCCGGCCCACGTCATCGCCTGGTCGAACACCTCGCGGCATCTCATGAAGCCCAGCACGTAGTTCGAGCTCGTGTTCCACGTCACGAAGTCCCAACCGGGATGTAGCTCTTTCAGCCGTTGCCAGAAGGCCTCGTACCGTTCGGGGATGGACTCGTCGAGCCAGATACGGTGAAAGGTTCGCGGGATCACATCCGCCGCCCGACCCAGAGGTTGTCCACGATCTCTACGCCTTCCCATTCGCCGCTCGGTAGGTAGTGGTCCGCTACCGCCTTCTGCTCGCTACCGTCGCGGACCCACTCCGCGCCCTTCCACACGGACCCGTAATAGTCGTGAACCGCGAACCATCCGCCGGGAGAAACGAACCGCTCCCAGGCAAGGAAGTCGTCTCGCACCGCGTCGTAGCGATGGTCGGCGTCATGGAACCAGAGCCCCACGGGCTTCACCCACATCTGCGCCACCTGTGCCGCGGTTGCGCGAAGCGGCGTCACGTAGGGCCAACAATCCTGCTCGCCTACGTTTGCCATGAACCGCTCGAGCGCGCCGACCTCTCCCCAGGGCTCGCTATCAAGCTCGGACGCCGCCAGTCCGGGGGGCTCGTACTGCGGCCAGGGATCCACGCATGTAACCCGCGCACCTGCACCGGACCGCGCACCGCTGGCGAGCCAACAGGCCGACAGCCCACGATGCGAACCGATCTCTACGATGGCCTGCTCGGCGCGAACCAGGCCGGCGAGCTCCGCCAGCTTCTCGCCCTCCGCGGGCGTGATGAGGCCGGGTATCTCCAGAAGGAGCGCCCTGGTTCCAGCGTCGATCACGGCACGTACTTCGCGTTGCCGTCAACAAACCCATAGGCGATGGCCGCCTCGTGGTCGCTACCGTCGAGCGCCCAGTCGCTAACCCACCCCCGATACACCGGGTCCGCGAAGGCTTCGTAGCTCGTCAGCAGGAACGGCACGGTCATCCGCGCACACTCGGTCATCGCCCAGGTGTAGGCACGCTGCGCCTGCCGAAGTCCTTCCTGCCAGTCAGCGGCATGTCCGTTCTTTACCTGAGACAGCCCGAGCACGTCGGCCCGCCTCGAGGTGAGCACCACTCGCGTGTCGTTGCAGTCGAGCTCGGCCATCAGCTCCGAGAGCAGCGGGTAGCCAGTGTCGTAAGGGAGCGACCGACGGATGATGCGGTTCTCCTCGTTCCAGTTGGCGGCTCGCAGTAGCCCCGCGACGTACCGCGTACCGGAAGCCTCCGGCCCGAGGATGACCACGCCGATCAGAGGATCTCCCCCACGTTGTAGCCCTTGGCCCGGTTGGCGACCAGGATCATCGCCCGGTTCACCCGTAGGAGCTGTTGCATGCGCGAGCGGTTGTCCTGGTACTGCGGATTCCGCCTCGGCGGATTCGGGTGCCACAGGTGCCACGCCTGGCCGGGTATCCGCTCCCACGAAGCGACCTTCAGCATCTGGACGTTGAACGCCGTGTCCTCATGTCCCCAGCCGACGAATCGCTCGTCGAACCCTCTGACCTTGTCCCAGCCGGCGCGAGCCACGACCAGTAGCCCGCCACCCTTGTGCTGGCCCTCGATGTGGCGCTCGGCGATAGCCTCCGGTCCCTTCTTGGACAGAGCGATGGAACCAGACGGGGTGAGCCGGTGTAACCGGTCGTGAGGGCGCACGGCTCCCCCCGTCCGGTCGGCAAGTTCCACTGCCTTTCGGATGACCTGTAGCTCGGGGATGGTATCGGCGTCGGCGATGATCGCCACGTCCCAGGTCCCCGCCGCCTTGGCCGCCGCATTGATAGCTCCGGCCCGTGACCATTCACCCTTGCTATCGCCGGTGAACACCGGTGGTCCGAGGTCCTCGAGAAAGGGAAGCGTCACCTCCCAGTTCTGCTCGCGCAGCTCGTCACCGTTGCGCCAGGGGACCAGGATTACCGTTCTTAGAGCCGCCACAGTCCGATCCTCTTATGCGGGTACTGGACACCGGAAGCCCACACGCCGTCGGGGATAGCCCAAGAGGGCTCCGGGAAGCTAAACGGCGGGGCCAGCATGTTGATTTGGTAGTAGCTCCCCGAAGGCACGCCTATGTTGGTTGCGCCGTCGTGGGTCGAGGCGAGTAGCCATGTTGCTCCGCTTGCGCGGAAGTTTGCGAGTGCTTGGGTGCCGTCGGAAAGGCTCANGTGTTGGAGCGCGTCGCGGCAGATGACGAGTTCNCANNGTGGAAGCTCGTCTGTGCAGATGTCGGCGATTACGTATCGCCTGTTGGGATGTCGCTTGCGAGCGACGATGAGGGCGTTTCGAACGATGTCTACGCCGATATAGCCGGGTAGGTCCGGCATCCAGAGCGAGTCGCCAGCGCCGGCGTCGAGCACGGAGGAGACTCCGAGTTCGGCAACAAGCTTCGGTAGGGCTTCCCGCAGGCGAGCCGTAGCTTCCAGGCTGGAGCCCGGTCCGGCCCTGGTCCCGCCACGCCCGTTCCAGGCATTTCGGCGGTAGATCTCGGTGAAGACGGCAGCCCTAGGCGTAGACACGGCGCTCGGAAAGTAGGGCGCGCATCGCTTCGGGGTCCCTCGTCTGCCGGTACCGCGCACCGAGTTCCTGGTTGGCTTTGTAGGTAGCGGTGAACGGCATCCGGTCGGGGGAGCGCCGATGCCACAGGTGGTAGACCGTCCCGGGAACCCGGTCTATCCAGCCTCCAAGCACCCGCGCCGCCTGAACGAACGACACGTCCTCCTGGCCCCATCCCCGGAACCGCTCGTCGAAGCCGCCTATCTCGTCCCACAGAGCCCGGGGGACGGCCACGATAGAGGACTCGTGCTCGTCGGTCACGTAGCGCCGGCCCTTGGTCCAGTCACCCTGATACCCCTCAAGGATCCGGTGGGTCATTGAGGGGATGAGTCCCACGAACCGCTCGAAGGCAAGCGTCAGGCGTCCCGTTGCTCTGGCTCGGGAGACCGCTTGGGCAACCTGATTCGGCGCTGCCAAGACGTCGGCGTCCAGTACCACCGCGACCTCCCAATCACCTTGGGCACCGTCGTTGATGGCAGCAGCACGACTGAACGGACCTTCGGGAGCTTGACCTTCGACGACCTCGAAGTCCGAACAGCCTTTCTCCCACCACGAGCGGCAGAACGCCCAGAGCTTCTGCCTTTCGCCACCGTCAGTCCGCCAGGGAACGACGAACCGGACGGTGGACCGGTGGAGGGGAGAGAGGGGTTGCATACCCTCCACCGGTCCTATCCGCCACTTAGGCCCTTATGAGGCCAGGTCGATCTTCGAGAACGCCTCCGGGTAGGTAATACCCAGAGCCGAACGCACCTCTGCCCGAATAGCCACGAGGTTCTTCAGGAAGAAGTCGTCGTGGCTGTTCGACGCGGACAGACGCACCTCACCCTTGCGGTACACCTTCCCGCCCTGACGGAAGGCCCCCACTATCGGGAAGCCCTGAACCGCCGACTGGGAGACGACGACCCGAGCCGGCGAGCCCCAGAGGTTCTGGGACGGCGACTGATTCGGGCCACCGGAGAGATAGATCCCCGACGTGTCGGCCTTCGCAGCCGACGCGGCTGCCCAGTCCAGCGGATGGATGAACAGGGCGTCCGGCTCGGCGAAGAAGTTCATCCGTACGTCGGTCACACCGGCGAGGATGGCGTCCCAAACGCCCACCCCTCCCGTGATGTCCGGCGCAGCGGAGCCCTCCAGCACTGCCGTGTAGAGATCGACGGCGAATGCCGTCTCCTCGTTCTGACGGACCATGAACGGCAAGTCGGAGTTCAGGAACGGCCGCAAGAACGGCGCGTCCTCCAGGAACTCCTCAGCCACCGCCACGAACGCGGCCCGCTTGTCGAGCTCGGCCGTGGCGTCGTCGGTCGCGTACTCGGCGTAGGGCTTGACGTCACCTGGGGCTACCACCTCGCCCGATGCCCGCGTACGGGTCGTGAGGACCGGGTAACGGATTGTCGGACCGGTTCCCGCCGGCACCGTCACCTGCTCGAAGAGGTCGGCCAGCGTGACCGCCTCCTGGCGCAACCCAGGTGTCTCTAGCCTCGGGAAGAAGGTCTCGGCCAGCGCGTCGTCGTTGCTCCCCGTCTGGGGCAGCAACGGATCCCCGACGGCTGCGCGGAAGATCACGAACGGGCTGTCAAACCTGCCCGACGGGATTCCGCCAGCCTTGAGCGCCTTGAAGACGTCAGATGCAACCCATGCATCGGCCCAGTTCCGAGCCGTCCGCGAGTCCACAACCTCCTCCTCGTTGCGGACCACGAGCTGCTTCCCGAGCTGCTTGATCGAGTTGTCCAGCGCCTCGTTGTCAAGGCGGTCCTGGATCTTCTTCTGGAAGGCACCCGCCTCCGTGAGGTGGTGCTTGATCTGGTCCTTCTCCTCATCGTGGAGACCACGGAACTCGGCCTTGGCCTTCTCCTTGATCTCCTCTGCCGCATCGAGGTGGGCCTGCTTCTCGGTCTCCCACCACTTCAGGACATCGTCGTCTGCCACGTCTACCTCCTCTTGGACATGAAGAAGACCGGTCGGACGACCGGCCTTCGGGATTAACTCGCTGGCGCTATCCGAGCGCCGCTACTTGGCTAGCGGATCTCTGGCAACGGGAGGCAAGCGGAGCTCCGCTATCTCCTGCCCGATGTCGTCGAACGCCTCACTTTCCGGGTTGATCTCACGCATGTGCGCATCAAGGTGGCGTTGCGCGGCGTCGCGGTTCGTGAGGCCCTGGGTCTGCGGAAGCCGCTGGAGCGCGTTTCGCACCCCACCGGCATTCGGGGAGGGAACCCGCGCCAGGTAGTGGTGAGGAAGCGCCCAGTGCTGGCGCTCACTCGGCTCCCCGACGTCTCGCTCACCAGCACAGATAGATCGGAACGCGCTGGCCGGGTTGTCGGCGCTGCTGGCCTCTCCCATCGCCCTGCCCCCATCCCACGGCGAGTTATCCACGGCCGCCTCGAACTCGGCCTCTGTCTGGAACATGGCGTCGGGCTCCGTTTGGGCCTTGGCGACTTCCTCTTGAACAGCCACGAGGTTCTTCTGGAAGAAGTCCTCACCCATCATCTCTTCCATGTCTTCGTGATCGTGGTCGGCTCCGTCCTCGTGCTTCTGGCGGTGCATCTGCCGCATCTCTGCCATCGGCATGTCCGCAGCTTCGTCCTGCGGCATCCCGTGGCCTTCGGGGGGATCGGCGGTCAGGTGAGAACGCATGGCCTCTTCGGTGACGGGTTCAGGCGCTGCCTGAAAGACAGGCATGGTCGCATTGTCGGTATTCGGGTTCGACAGCGTCGTAATCCGCGTGAGGGGAGCTATCACGCCTCCCCGCGATAGCGCCTGGCGACGCACCATCGCCATCTCCTTGGCCTGGGTGTTCGCTAGCTCGCTCACGACCGCCTCCAGTGTTCCGACTCGGTCTACCATCCCCACCTCGAGCGCCTGACGCGCCGTGAAGACCCTACCCTCCCCGTAGCCGCTACGAACCTGGTCCACCGGAACCTTGCGGCCGTTGGCGACATCGGTCACGAACATGTTGTAGTAGTCGTTCACCATCGACTGAAGGTGCGCTCGTCCTTCGTCAGACAGCTTCTCGAAGGGGTTGCCCTCCGTCTTGAACTTGCCAGCCGAGACCAGCGTCGTTCGGACTCCATCCTGCTCCTGTCGGGCCGAGATGTCCTCATGGGGAGTGAACACGCCGATGGAACCGACGCGCCCGGACTTAGTAGCGATGACCTGATCCGCCTGGGAGGCGAGCCAATACGCGCCCGACGCAGCCTCGGTGTTGGCGACGGCCAGTATCGGCTTAGTCCCGCGAGCGGCCCGTATCTCCGAGGCCATCTCCGGCACACCGTCTACCATCCCTCCGGGGGAGTCCACGTCGAGGACGATGGAGCGCACGTCCTCATCGGCCAGCGCCTCGCGGAAAGACTGACGGAACGATTGGATGGAGGAACCACCGGAGATGTCGTCGAGCATCTGCGCCTTGGGGATGAGGACTCCGTGTAGCGGAACCACCGCGACCCCGGGGGGACCTGTCGGCTTCTCGCGCCGAGTGCGCGCCTCTATCCGCTCGGAGATTTCCTCAGCGTCGTAGCGACCGCCCTCGGCCCGCAGTACGAGCAAGTCCACGATGACGCCGAGGACCTCCTCCCGGATCACCCAGGGAGTGGTCGAGACGAGCTTCAGGATGTGCTGATAGCGTGTCCTCACACCCGCCCTGCGTCCGTCGGCCCGAAGGCGCACGAACGCCTGACGCGCCGCAGGGTCGCGCATCAGGGCCTTGAACTCCTCTACAGCCGGCGCTTCGAAGATCTCCTCGCTCATGGTTCCTCCAACATCCGTTGAAGCTCCTCATCCGAAAGACGTGGACCCGACGGCGATTGCGCTCCGGAGGGCGGTCCCATGACGTAACCCGGAGGAATCGCCGGCCAGTTGTACGGGTTCTCAGGGTCGAGCGGGTCGCCCACGGGCGGCTTGTTCCGAAGCGCCCTTGCGTCGTTCACCGACATCCAGGGGACCTGGACGGCCGACTTCAGCGCATCGGCCTGCGTCTCGAAGTCGCCCTGTAGCTTCTCCTCGATGTTGAACTCAGAGTAGATGTCCTTTGACTCGTCGAAGGACGGCGTGAGCTGAAGCGCGATGCCGCCCTCAATCATCGCGTTCCACGACCCGAGCACGTCCACATACAGCACCTTGTGGAACTCCTTCATTGAGGCGAAGGTAGCCGTGTTCTTGCGGGACAGGAGCGCAAGCGGAATCTGGAACGCGGTAGCGACGACCTCGAGCACCCACTCCCGGCCAGCCTGAAACTCGGCGTCTTTCGGAGAGAATGCAATAGGCCGGAAGTCCATGCCGTCCTCAAGGACGGGGGTCTCCTCCTCACGATCACCGCCCCGAGTGAACCGTCGCCAGCCCTCGCGGAAGCGCTCGCGGCCCTTCTTGTCCCAGTTCGGCGCGTCCGCAGGCCGGGTGATGACGCCATCGATGCGAGCGCGGCGCGACCAGAACTTCTGGCGGTGACGCGATGCCTCTATCTCCTCGCGGAGAACGGAGCGGAGCGCGTCCAGCACAGGCGAGCCGACGCGAGTATCGGTAGGCGAGTACCCGTGGAAGTGAACTATCTCCTCCGGCTCAAAGTGCTTTGGACCGTTCACCGTGTGGAAGGTATAGAACGCAGGACCACTCAACATGTCGCCGCCAGTCGGCTCTATGTAACCGGGAGGAAGGCGATGGAGCCGCTTGGGATTACGCCGGGGAACCTTCAGCCAGAACGCCGCGTCGTAGATGACGAGGTCAGACACGGTGTCGCGGACGAGCATGAACCGGGTCGTCTGGGGATTAGGCTGCTGAAGGACGAGGGCTTGGGGGTGGTGCGGTACCTCTTCCCGCTCGCTCTCGTGGATCCGGCGGTAGGTCTTGAGATTGACGTGAGCCACGTTCAACGCCAGGAAGTTGGCGGAGGTCCGAACAGCCCACTGAGTCCGGTACAGCTCGCCTAGGTCGGTCAGGGATGTCTCCCCGAGGAGCTGCATCAGCTCGTCCGAGCCGCTCACGGACGGCGTGTAGCCGATCTCGTGAGCCTCGAAGCGCCCCGCTAGCCGGCGGAGCCAGGACTTGTCGCCCTTGCCGAACAACTAGACAGTCATCAGTCCTTCCGTCTCATACGCCGACTCCCGGGGTTCGGTGGCAAGCAGCGCCCTCCGAAGTGCAAGCTCGGCCGCCGCGATACCGGACACGTTGTCGTGGGAGCCCTTGCGGTCGATCTTCAGCACACCCCCCGAGGACTCCTTCGCCATGAGGTTACCGACCTGCCAGGTAGCTATCGGGTCGGCCCCGTGGTGGATCTTCGCTGCGCGCACCAGGCGCTCCAGGTCCACCAGAGCCGCACCGGGGGTCGAGGCGTAGATAGGCACGACCTCGCAGGCGTTCGCCTCGATGATCGGCTGGACTATCCCGATGGTCCCATTGGGGTCGTAGGCCAACTCCCGCACGTCGTAGCGCTTCATGCCCTCGAGCAGCGCCCCGGTGTGAGCGCCCACGTCGATCACGTCGCCCTCGGTGATCGTGAGCCGGCCTTCCTTGGCCCAGATGCTCGCCTTGCTGTTGGTCCGCTCATCGAGGGCTGGGAGGTAGACCTCGGGGAGGAAGTGCTGCCAGAGCACCCACCAGTCGGCTTCGCCCTCGGGGGCCTTGAAGATCCACGAGATGGCGGTCAGGTCGGTCACCGTCGAGGCGACCAGTCCCCCCCAGGCAGGCTTGCCCTTCAGCTTGTCGGGAACAACCATGCCGCCCGTCTGGACCCACAGGTCATAAGGGATGGCCTCGACTTGCCCGCCGCTCTGCCACTGGTTGAGGCGGAACTGGCGGAACCGCCGTTCCTCTCGGGGGTTGTTCTGAGCCGAGGTGAGCTCGTCGCGGAGCACCTGGGGGCGGAGGAAATCCCCGAGCGCCGGGTTCGCCTTACGCCAGTAACGCTCGTCGCGCCAGTCCAGATCCTTCGGCACGGTCCGGATGTAGACGAAGCGCCGGGGGTCGAGCGACGGCTCCCCGAGGACCCGCTCGGAGAACAGGTGCTCGTCGTAGGCGAAGCTCGAGGGATCGTCGCCGGCCGTGGTGGCGGCCACCATGAGCGGCTGTCGGCGAGCCCCGAATCCGGTCTTCAGCGCGTCCCAGAGCTCACCGTTGGGCTGGGCGATGATCTCGTCGAAGACTATCCCGTGAGGGTCCTGGCCTAGGTTCCCAAGCGCGTCGGCGGCGATGACCCGATAGAAGCTGCCGAGCTTCGGGTACACGATCCGCCGGTTGGTCGGGTAGATCGTGAAGGGCAGCCCGCTTCGGGGGGGACCTCCGAGCTCCCCGAGCTCGAGCATCCGCCGAGCGACGTTGAACACGAGCGAGGCCTGGTCGGTGTCCTTGGCGACGCCGTAGACCTCAGCCCCCTCCTCATCGTCGGCCCCGGTGAGAAGGAGCGCCAGGCCGGCCATGAGTTCGGACTTGCCGTTCTTGCGGGCCATCTCCAGCCAAGCCAGGTTGTAGAGGCGGACCCATTCCTCGCTTTCGGGGTCGCGCATCATCCGCCCGAACAGGGGCCGGACGATCTGTTTCTGGAAGGCCGCCAGCTTGAACGGCTGCCGTGCGTAGACCCCCTTCGTGTGGACCAGGAGCCTCTCGAAGAAGGACACCGCGTGGGTGGCCCTTCGGGCGTCGGACTTGGTCTTCACGACAGGAGCCGGGTGGCCTCGGTGCTCGGAGCCGTCTCAGGCAGGCTGATCGTGGACCGTGAGGAAGGAGTCAGCCCGAACTCGGCCGACCAGGCACGGATCGTGGCCGCGGAGTCCCGGAGCGCCTGTACGACCTTGTTGAGCACGACTCCCTCTTTCCCCTGGATGACGAGTTCCTCCTCGGCCAGAATCTCCGCCGCCCGCTGATGGACCTCGAGCGCCTGGCAGAGCACCGCCAGGCCATGCAGGTCCACGCTCGAGAGGACCCCTGCCCGGGTCATCCGGGGGGCCAGATCCGCCCAGTAGGCACAAGCGACCGTGCCTAGCCACTCAGGCGGCTCTAGGGCCTCAGGAGCCTCCGGTTTGGGCTCCCTACGGTTGACCCGCGAGGGGCGGGCACCCTCCACCAGCTTGAGGCTAGTGGGCTTGGGCTTGGGACCTCTCTTTCCGATGGTAAAACCCCCTGGTTCGGGACCGAAAAGCCCGAAACCCGGCTCGGGCCACGCGGGGTGATGAG